CTTCAACGTAGAGCTTTGACGTCTTGAAGTACATGCAATGGCTTGACACCATCATAGCAAGGAGTTGTACTTTCATGGGCGATTTGTTGAGAAAATCGCCAGAAAATGTATCGTAGCAAACGTCACCATCGTTGGTGTCGAGACGAATACCGGATGCATTCTCGAACTCACCTTTGTCGAAGTAGTTGTCGTCACGTGAGTCCGAACACAGCGTGACGGTGTAGGTCTTGGTCAGGTCAAACGTGGTAGACATTTGTTTTTGGTGAGATCCGATAGAGGGGCTGTCCCAAACTGCATCATTTTTAATACATAATATATCATATGATAATAGCCGTGGACCAAAGTGTTGTAAACAACACACCACCGCCACACCAAGATCATGTCTATTTGGACAGGATCTTGTACACACCACAAAAAGTCCCGACGGCCACCAGAACGTACAGTCCTGCCACACAATGCGACAGAAGGTACACGTGCTGCACCATCGCTTCATTCGTCTTCTTCAGTTCATTCAGTTGTTGTTCGTCCATTTCTTTGTTTTTGGTGAGATCCGATAGAGGGGCTGTCCCAAACTGCATCATTTTTAATACATAATATATGCTATGTCTATTATGTACATAATATATGACGAAATAGCCGTTGGACCAAAGTGGAGGCTCTACAACACACCACCGAATCCACCCAATAGATCATGTCTATTCGGACGTTATGAACTTGTACACACCCCAAAAAGTCCCGACGGCCACCAGAACGGAAAGTCCTGTCACACAATGGGACAGAAAGTCCAATTCCTGCACTAGAGCTATATTTTTCTTCTTGATTTCAATCAAGGTTTCGTTCCTCCGTTCCTGTTCGTCCATCTTTGTTTTTTTGGTGAGATCCGATAGAGGGCTGTTTCAAAACTGCATCAATTTTTTATGTGTGCGATTTACAGCCGTTGGACCAAAGTATTTTGGTTTGAAAAAGAGAATGTCCACAGCATGTGTTCAGTGAGAAGTTTGTGTAAACACATCTTCGAAGACACAAGAGTCAGGCGCAACATCATTGCCCTCGACCTGGGCCACCATTCTTTGGAAGGTGTAACGCTTCTTCCAGGAATTTGTACAAATTCTTGGAGAGTAAGTCTTCCAGTCATCGAAGGACATCAGGTGAATATGCAGGATCTTGCGCTTTTCACGCTCTTCGCGGTCTTCGATCGGGTATTGGCAGACAATCCGCGCCTGTGGCAGCGAAACTTCGTTGCTCACTTCGTTGACCATGCGATCATATCGAGCAACAATAGGACCATTGTACTTGTCAAGTACGCGGTAGAAATAGTCTTCATGATCCACAGTCCCATCAGAAAAGATGATGACTGGATGATGAGATCTATACCCGTTGATGGCATAACCCTTGGCGGGGAATGTCAGAATCTCTCCTGTAACAGGATGTTGGCAGGTGATTTCTTGTTCAACGCGTTCAACGTTGAGTGTAGTAGTCATATTTTTTGTTTTTTAAGTGCAAAAACAGTACTGTTCAATTTTATCATTTTTTATACATAATATAGGGTGCAAGGCCTGCGCGTTCGCAAAAACTCCACCTAGTTTATTTTCGCGTGGACCAACCCTTACAACATCCCAAAGTTGTTTATTCATAGCAATACAATATCATTTATCTAAAAAATGATTATTATAATTTCTGCCAATATTAATAAGGCAAAATAGAAATGGATTATACAAGCTCTCTCGTTTTTGAGACAGATTCCTCAGGTGAGGCCCACTACTCTCGTACTACGGTTAAGGAGAGAAGTATGTTGGAAGATGAACTTTTGCGGTATTATGGATTTAGTCCCAAAAACACTTCCTATGTGGCACAAATCTTTCCGTCTGGTATGTCAGCAATATCGGCACTTATCACGTCGAGATCTTTTGCTTTCCCTACAGAAAACAATCAGTGTGCTAGAATTAGCTCTCCTAGTTCAAATTCTAACTCTAATGCTAACTCTAATGCTAACTCTAACTCTAATGCTAACTCTTCTAACTCCTCTATCCTCAATTCTGTTGTTATATTGGGTAACGAACTTTATTGTGACACGCTTAAAGTTGTTAAATATCAGAAAACTCATAATAAAGATTTTCATTACGAAGAGGTCGACGTTCGTAATGAAGCCAAGATTACGTCGCTGTTTACGAGATATAATAATTCAATAAAGTTATTCTTTATTGAATCATGTACCAACCCCTCTGGCCAAGTCTTTAACTTCGATCTCATTCCTAGCCTACGAAAGCTAGCTCCCAACTGTCTTTTCGTAGTGGATAATACCTGGTTGACAGCGTTCTCCTTTAACCCATTCAGTTATGGGTGTGATATCGTAGTTGAGTCTATGACAAAGTATATCTCAGGTGGGAAATGCATTGGAGGTATGATCATAGGCGCTACACAATATATGGCCCCTATCACTACCTACCTGAAGATAAATGGACTCTACATTGGGAAGGATCATTGTAAAATTTTCTTGGATGGGCTCTCCACGTTAAGAGCTAGGATGAACAATGTCCATACGTCCAGTCTGGAAGTTCTCAATTATCTCGATAGCATTACTCAGAAGGTTGTATCGGGGTCTTCCAAACCCATTTCTACTGCTACTGCTGCTACTGCTACTACCTCTGCTACTGCTGCTACTACCTCTGCTACTGCTGCTACTACCTCTGCTACTGCTGCTACTACCTCTGCTACTGCTGCTGCTACTGATATAGAAGCTGTTCTTAGTCTTAGCCCTAAGAATAATCCAAATCCCAACTGCTCTAGCTTGATTCCCAGCCTTAGTTCTGTTCCTAATCTTAGTTCTGTTCCCACCCTTGAAAGTCCTGTGACCAATCATAGTCCCAGCCTAAGTCATAATCCCGTTTTTGTCAATGATAACCTTAAGGCTGGCATGATAGACAGAGTCATGCATCCAATGTTACCCAGCCATCCAACATACGTGCTTGCTAAAAAGTTTTTAAAACTGTCACCAGGGATAATCTGGTTTCATGTCAGAACCAATAAGAAGATCAAAAATGTGAGAAAGATATATACCAAATTATTGAAGAACAATACATTACCATTGGAGACATCATACGGCTCTCCTTATTCAAAGATAGATCAGTATCCTATTTCAGGGATGGCCAACATCTATGATTATGATGATCTAAGTAATACTAGCGATGGTGTTTGGATAAGGTTAAGCATAGGACATAGCATCACAAACAATCTGCTAGTAGTTAAACAAGGCATAGATGAGATCCTAAGTAACTTTACAAATGTCTGATTGCTTTTCCGTAACTCAAAAATAAGCCATTTTATGGCCCTTTTGTGGGCAGAATCTACACACATAAAAATTTTGAATCATATGTATCCGTTACTAACTGTTAATTTACTGTGTGTAAGGTCCATTCATGTATGAACAAACTCCAAGCAAAGGGGGGAATTTAGAATAGAAGGTTAGTTGGAGTAAACGAACTCCTAATCGACCAACCTTAAAAAAGTTCTTTTTTTTATTTCAAGTAGTCCATTGCTTGGCAATAATACTATTACGTTGCTCTGTGGACAATGAGAGCCAATAATTGTACTGTTGAACCTGAGTTGGATGCAATGTAGCAATTATGTTTGGATATTCAATCATAAGCTTGTTCAAGGGCTGATTGTGCCAACAATTGTTATACAATGTTAGTGTGTTGACATCCCATTTGAAACTGTCAGGAGGATTTGTTTTGACCACGAAAGTATTAGATACATGGAAGCCCTGCTCAACCAATTTTTCTGGCAGAGAGATTACCATATACCATTGAAAACGCACCCTTTGAGATTCACCATCGACCACCCATCTTTGTGTTTGTTCATCATACATAACCGTACGAAAGCTCATGAAATTTTGCACAACATTGCCATCATCTGCTTCTGCTGCTTCCTGATCATTCTCAGCAATATTCCAAGAGTCAATCACCAAGAGCGTGTCTTTCTTGTTTGGGGTGATCACGGATGCATCTTGCCAGTTCATCATGTGTGTAAATTGAGAGTACTAATGCATGGTAACATATTAAAAATATATCAACTTTTTAATATAATATATGTTAGGATTACATAAATAGCTTTCAGTTCTTGACGATAGCATGATCCTCTTCATACACAAATTCTGCTATATCTCTTTGAGAAGCTATTTTTGTCGCGAGCAGACAAAATGGGTCAACTGAGACGTTCTAATATCGCATCTAAAAGTTCATTCTCTGAAAACACTTGTGTAATCCCGTATGCTCTACAGACGATGTCTACGTTACCCTTCCTTGTGAAACCTTCTTCACAATAGACAATTAACTTACCACTCAGAGCATGTAACCCTAGCTCTAATAGTGAAATTGGTGAGACAGTGTGTGCTGCAAGATACATGACGATAATATTTGAATTCTGTAAACCAATAAGTTCCCACTCTACTTGTTCAACGAAATGAGGGTTATTAATGCTTTGCTCCCATGTAACATTCCAATCCAATCTCCGTGGATTTAATATATTTAGTTGTTTCCGTATTCCTTGAATGCGAAGTTTATCAATAAGTTTTTGTTGCCAGTCTATTGCTTTACCCATTTCTATACTACCCGCTAAAAATATGCTCCTAGAATTTTCATCTCTAATAGCAACTTGAAACTCGTCAGGAGGATAATATACTCTAACACTCATTTTATTCGTATTCTTGGATACGGAATAGGTATGCTATTGAATCAAATTTTTATCTGTTAACTCGTACCTCGTAAAATGGCTGATTCTTCGACGTTAGGAGAAAAATGCATATATTTTTTGTGCCAAGCCAAAAAAAGGCTGGTCGAGGTCGAAAGTAAATTGATAATGTTTTTTTATTCTAACGAATAGAGGTTATATTTGAGTACATAATCAAAACACATGAAGTATTATGCTGTGAAGGTGGGTCGTGAAGCTCCAGCCATAACCACTACTTGGGATGAATGTACAGCACTTGTGACTGGTTATAAAGGAGCATTATTTAAGTCTTTTAACAACATTTCAGACGCATTAAATTACTTAGGATTAGATAAATCTTTAATCGATAAGGATTTAATAAAAGAATTATTTTTAGACAAGGAATTAGAATTATCTTTTAGTATGAGAGAAGCAAGTAACCAGAGAACGGCAAGTAACCAGAGAACGGCAAGTAGCCAAAGAACGGAAAGTAGCCAAAGTGAGCTAAGACCTGAGATAGAAGTATCACAAAGAAATTTCAATGTAACAAATAGATCAGCAATAGATCTCTCAGACATTTATCTAGGAACGATTCCAGAACAGAAAGCACTTATTAAACACAAATTATGTCATCTCTTGACCTTAAAAAGAGATGACATAATAATATACACTGATGGAAGCTGTCTCAATCAAGGATTAGCTGACAAAAGCCTAAGAGCTGCTGGTGGTGGTATTTATATACCCGAAGTAAATCTCAAGATTGGTCTTAGGATTGATGGTGAACAGACCAATAATCGAGCAGAATTATATCCGATTATTTGGATTCTAGAAGTTTTGTATGAGCTTTTACATAGCAGCGAGATTAAAAACAATACAAAAATCATGATACATTCTGATTCGACATATGCCATGAACATTGACGGTCGAAACGTAAAAAATCTAGACATGTGGAACATGTTAAGAACCATCTTAAGGAAACTAAAAGAAGATAATATAGTCGTAACTTTCGTCAAAGCTCTAGCACATAGTGGTATCTATGGTAACGAAATGGCTGACCGAATAGCAGATTGGGCTGCTACTAATAGTTTGTTGAATAACCCCAAGTGAGGATCATGTATTCCAGAAAAACATAAATGCGTCTCAAGAGGGTCTCAAAAGGAACTCAAAAGGAACTCAAAAGGAACTCAAAAGGAACTCAAAAGGAACTCAAAAGGAAGAATGGCTGGCTAATAATACAAAGTACTTTAAAAAATTTTGTGTAGGTAGTAGAGAATCTTTATCGTCGTAACAAACAGATTCGGGCTTTGAGTTCTTTCATTTCTCGTAAAATTTCTTTAAACTGCATTGATGAAACTGAAATGTTTTCTCCATTGTCCTCGTTGTCTTCTCCGTCGTCATCTTGATGTTTCTTACGCATCAAAACCATTTTGTCCAGTTCTTTGTCAAGTTGCTCTTTCGTAAGTTCTGGATCATGTACTGAATCCCCGTTACAATCATCATGATCTTCCTGATTTTCATTTTCATGTTCTTCCTCATTTTCATGTTCTGGAATCATTTCGTCTAGGGGCAAGTCAAGCATATGAGAAACATCAGTATTGACATGATAACCGAAACGACGAGCTCGTTCCTTCTTACTAAGGAAAGCCAGTGAAGACACCGACGTCTTCATAACAGAACCGGAAGAAGCAACCAAGGTTGCTTCTTGAAGAGCTTTTGCTGCTGTTTTCGCAACTTCTGCAGCTGTTTTTGCTGCTTCTGCAGCTGTTTCTGCAGCTTTTGCAGTTGTTTCAGCGTTCTTAGAAGCCTCTTCCGCAGCTTTCGTTGCGACTAAGAGCTCTTGAAGTTGAGCATTGGTTTCATCAGATTCGTTTTCAAACATAGTCTGAAGTGTGGAATAGGCATCAAAAAAAGCTTGCTCATCGATTTGTTCAATGCATGGATGAACTTCTGAATTGAAGACCACAAATACATTGGTACCATTCTTACTGTATTGGCTGTAAACGATGCCATCAATTGCAAGCATGTTTACCAATACACCTCCAATGAGGAGATTGGTAAGTTCGTTCACTGTGCAGTTCACTGTGTAGTTCTCGCAGAGTTGGTACATTGACATTAGTATTTATATTTGACTTGTGCTTTTTTGTTGCTTGTTAACACATCTGAAAGTGTGAAAATAATAATATTCAATTTTTAAATATAATATATCTACGTCGTACGCCACATCATATCTCAATGACTATAAACCTAGAAAAGAAAATGATTCTGTTATGGTAAAAACAGAATTATTCCTTATAAACAAAATGCAGGTAGGAATCCTGTTATATAATAACCAAGTTGTTGGTACAATAAAATTTGAGGCTGGACGTTATAACAATTATTATGACCATTATGGATTGTTACGTACAGGAATCGAGACTAAGAGCAGTAAGTTAAATTCTTATCTTTTTTATCCGAGACCAGAAGTTAATGCTTCTAGAAGTGCTTATGATGATTATAGCTATTATCCATATGATGCTAGACTACCGATGACTGTTCATAGAAATCATGGTTTAGCAATATGTCATCGTATTTGGTGGTCTCGTAAATATTTAGACTATACTTATTATGAGCTAAATGATGGAACAATTGCATATACAACCAATTATGAGCTCAAAAGTAGTTTTTATTTTCAATATGGATACAATCAATGGACATATGCTGATACTCAGAAGATCCTTAATCATCTAAAAGCTCAATCTGAACAGAGAGATCCTAGCTTTTTCGACATGTGTTTAGAGATCCCTCTATTTATTTTATCATCAATATGGGAAAACCTCTATTGGATATTCATTTGGATCGCCTTATCATCCCTCATCATTGGAGGTTTATTGTATATTGTTTCGGAATTTGAGATAAAGAGACGTATAAAGTAATTATTATCACATAATAGTCCATCCCTCTATTCCTTCATATTGTATGATACTTCCATTTTTCACTTTCAGTTCCTTTCCCTCAAGAACTATCTTGATTTCCTGATTCTTATCTCCGTTATTTAGCTTGGTTGGTATTCCATCTTTTCTCCGGCTAATAGGCATATTAGTTTCTTCAAATTCTGTATTATGTTTATGTGACACACATCTAACCATATAACAATCACCCTTTTTATGTATAATTTCATCCAGTTGAGGAATATTCTCATTATAAAGCCATACACCCATATAGCGGTGTGATATATTCTGATTAGGATTAAGTATAGGTGGTGCAGAATAGGGTTTATTTTCATTATGTTCATCTCTGTTAGCTTCATTGTTTAAATGATCCTCCTTCATCTTCAATGTCGTTAAATCCACATTATCTTTGGTACTTTTAACATCATTATCATTCATACTTTTAACATCATTGGTACTTTTAACATCATTGGTACTTTTAACATCATTGGTAATTTTATTATCGTTAGTATTTTTTGTATTTTTAACGTCATTAATATTTTTATTTGTGAGACTTCTTACATCCTTTGCATTTTTTATTTGTACTAAATTATTTACCTTTTTAGGAATAATTTTTATCTCTCTTTTATTATTTCTTTGATCCTTAATTATTTTAGGATATTCCATTTGTGTGTTTTCTTTTATTGAATTTACTATTTTTTTATTATTTCTCATATGATTTTTATTTGTAGCTTTATTATCATTAGCGGTTTTTGTGGGTTTTGAGGTTTTGGAAGTGATTTTATTGGTAGCTTGTTTAAAGAATTTCTCATATTTATTGGGATCAAAGTTACGGAAAAGAGGAGTACGGACTTGGGTTGTTCCATCTATTAACAGGTACCCATATTTCTTGTCGCTAGGTTTATAGTCCTTATGTTGTTTTCTTATAACTGTATTTTCACCACATTGCATTTCTATTAATAAATCATCCACGAGACATGCGCCAAAATCTATGTCATTACTACTGGTTGCCCCAGGCGCAACACACCAGCGAGTCGCTAGCTCCAAACTGGTAGTCTCATCTTTATCTACTAATGCACTGTTAGTTATCTTAGAAGTTCTATTATTATCAAGTAATTTGCTATCTAGTTTGATGGTTTTTGTGATAGTACTTTTGTGCGAATAATCTGTTTGTACAGAAGACGTTTTAACGTTAGTTGTCCGAAAATTCATTCGAGGTCGAGTATTTTGTGAGGTAGATAAAGCCTGTCTGGTTATATTCTTTGTTCCCCCAGTAACGCCTGAAGAAGCAGAGCCAGCAAGAGCTGGAACGCGAACAGCAGGCCCAGCAGGCCCATTAAATATAGCTTCTCTTGGAGATCTAGGTGTAGAATGATATAACCTTATATTTTTACTACTTGATTCTTTTATGTTGATTTGATCATTATTATGATATAACGGAGTTCGAAAATTATTTTGAGGATGATTTGGTTGGGACGACAAACCTGGCGTTCTTAAAAGATTTTGTCTCATCTTACTATTATTGTTAGATATTGTTATTGTCACATCATCCTCATCATCCAGAATCTTGCCAACATTATCCACTTGAACGGTAACAGTTTCAATCCTTTCTTCTGTAATTACAGGAAGCTCTCTCCTATCGGATTCATCAGCTTTTTTTAAGAAAAACTCGCTTTGTCGTAACAGACTCTCAATTCTTTCTTCGTCTTGTGCTAGTTGAATTACCTGATTATCTTTCTCTGCCATAATTTGCTCATGTAGCTTCTTTAACTCCTCTGGATCTAACTCACAATTAACTGGAACTCCAGTTAATATCCCTTCAGAGAGTCGATCAACTAAATTTAGTTTTGACGCTTCCTGACCACTTTCAGGTTCTTCTTCTGTTTCTAGTTCCTCTTCTAGTTCCTTTTCTTGTTCTTTTTCTGTTTCTTGTTCCTTTTCTGGTTCCTCTTCAGGTTCTTCTTCTTGTTCCTTATCTTGTTCCTTATCTTGTTCCTTATCTTGTTCCTTTTCTTGTTCCTTTTCTTGTTCCTTTTCTTGTTCCTTTTCTTGTTCCTTTTCTTGTTCCTTTTCTTGTTCCTCTTCAGGCTCTTCTTCTTGTTCCTTATCTTGTTCCTTATCTTGTTCCTTATCTTGTTCCTTATCTTCTTGCTTATCCTGTTCTTCTTCTAGTTCATTTTGTTCTTTTCCTAGTTGTCTTTGAGTGAACTGCGTTTCGGATCCTTGTTCTATCTCTGATTCAGGTAGTGATAGTAGCTCTGGTTCAGATTCTGTTACTAAGTCTAGGCAAACATGATCTTGTTTTGGACATAATGAATTAGAACCATAAGGTTTTATCTGAACAGGACGTTTTCTAGGGGATTTTTCTTTCTTAATTTGCTCTGTTTTTTCTGGTAACATTTTTAAATGAGAAAGTTTCAAAGATGTTGATCCATCTTTCTTAGAATATTTGGAAAGTATATTTCGTACTTCATTTAAGGTTTCA